ACGCACTGGCTCTCCTCACCTACCCCGTGGTGGGCGCTGACGCCACTCGTCTACCCAAGAATTTGAACTTGAGCGTCCTGCCGGGAAAGGTCTACATGACCAACGGCAGGGCCTCTGAGATAATCGAACCGCTGAAGTTCGGACAGTTTGATCCGGTAAGCTTCCAGCAGTCGCAAGACTTTGAGCGCATGGTTAATCAGGCCACAGGCGGCGCTGATTCAGGCTCGCCCGTAAATGCTCGCCAGCAGCAGTCCACAGCATCTGGCACTAGTATGCAGACGGGCAGCTTCATTAAGCGCGCCAAGCTTACCATGCAGAATGTCGATGTATACTTTCTAGACCCCCTGGTAACAAAGACTGTACGTGCCTACGTGAACCTGGATCCCAAGCGGTATCCGCTGCACGCCAGCTTCACTGTCAACTCAACCATGAGCATCATGGCGCGCGAGTTTGAGCAGATCCAGATGACCAACCTTCTGGCTATTGTTCCGCAGCAAAGTCCTGCATTCAACATCATTCTCAAGGGCATTATCAACAACTATAGCGGCCCCAACAAGGACGAAATCCTTGCGGCCATAAATCAAGCCGGCCAGCCTGACCCGCAGCAGCAGCAGATGCAGCAGCAAGCCCAGATGCTGGCTATGCAGAAGGCGCAGAAGGAAGTTGAGAAGCTGGACGCCGAGATTCAGCATCTGACTGCAACCTCAGGCCTCACGGGGGCCAAGACGCAGACTGAAATGCAGAAGCCGGCTCTTGATAAGGCGCAGGTGGGCGTGCAGATTGCCCAAACGCAGGTGTCCGCCCAGCAGTCGGGCATAGCTGAAAAGCAACTGCAGCTACAGGCCGCAAAGGCTTACCTTGATGCTCACGCCAAACACACGGCTATTGCACACAAATCCAAGGCATCTTCTGCATGATCACACAGCAGCAAGAGCAGTACTTCCAGACAATGGAAGACCTGTTCAAGCACCCCGGCTGGAAACTGTTTGTTGAAGATCTCGCAAGCAACCAGCAAGCTCTTAAGGACGCCGCCCTGGGCCTAGAGACAGAAAAAGGTTTCTACGTAGCCAAGGGCAGGAACCAGACGTTCAACCAAGTACTCGGATTCGAAGACTTGATAACTGCAACTCACAAGGCTTTAACGGAAGACGATGCTTAGATATTTTGATTTCCTCTGCACCGATTGTGGTGAAACGACAGAGGAACTTATCGCTAATGATCAAAAAAAGATTCAGTGCCCTGTTTGCAGGGGTACTGCGAAGCGTCAACTGGCTGCTCCCCGAGTAGACTGGAAGAAGATGGGGCTAGACCCCGACTTCTCCACAGCTTACGACAAGTGGGGCAAGGCCAAAACGCACCACAGCAAGCACGGCAAAAAGGACCGCTACGAAGGTGGCGACAACCTGAGAATGCATTAGCTTGTAGTTTCATTAACCTTTACAAGCCCCTCAACAGGCCAAAGAGAGATTATTTCTATGTTGGAAACTCCGTCACCTACGGATACATCCGTACCAGACCTCGACCTTGAATTGCAAGACATTGCAAACACCAAGACAACTGAGGCACGTGCTACCAGTGCTACTACCGAAATCCCTGACAAGTACAAAGGGAAGACTCCGGAAGAGCTTATTCAGATGCACCAGAATGCCGAGAGACTTATCTCTCGTCACGGTAACGATCTGGCTCAACTGCGACAATCGGCAGCTATACTGGCCCAAGCACAGGCAACGAAAAATGTAGAACAGGCGCGCAAGCAGACCCCCACTACGGTGGAAGCTTTGCTTGACAACCCAGATAAGGCAATTGAAGATGTCGTGGCTAACAGCCCCGCTCTTCGCCAGATTCAGGAGTCCGCTTCGCGGGTGAATGATCTGGAAAGCAAGCTTGCTTACGGGGACTTTGTTCGTAGCTATCCGAAATACACTGAAGACATTGCGAACGATCAGTTCTTGGATTGGATCAAGAAAAATCCCGTCCGAGTTAACCTAGCCCATGCAGCGGACCAGAAAGATTTCAATTCTGCCCGCGCTCTGTGGGACATGTGGTCGGAACACCAGGATCTACTGGGTTCCACTAGTGCAGACAGGGCTGGTACGGTTCGTAAAGCAGCTACGGTTAAAAGCACCCCAGTTAATGCAGGCGGCGAAGGCAGAGGAAAGCCTGTGTACTCTCGCGCAAAGCTCGACGAGCTTCGCATGAAGGCGCACGACGGCGACCCTGGTGCTATGGCAAAGCTTGCTGATCCAGAGTTCAACCAAAGATTGGTGGAAGCCTACGCTGAGAAACGAGTCCGTTAGGACGAGTAAAGGCGAGTCAGGTAGACGGTCTTATCTGGTAGTAAACGACATAACAATAACTTCTTAAAGGAATACTACAATGGGTCTTGGTACTGGTCAAGTTACTACCACTACCGGCGCAACTTTTGTCCCCGCTCTTTGGAGCGATGATGTTGCTGCCCGGTATAAGAAAAACACGGTCTTCGCGAACCTCATCACTACTTGGGATCACTCAGGTAAAGATGGTAGCGTGGTTCACGTCCCGTCTCCGTCGCGTAGCTCTGCGACGAACATCTATGGTTCTCAGGGTGGTGCGCTCACGTTTACGGCTCCGACCGAAAACGAGTTCACTATCACGATCAACCAGCATTGGGTTACGCCTAAGCAGATTCCGGATATTGTGGAGAAGCAGGTTCTCCCGAGCTACCGGAAGTTCATCACCGACGACCTGGGCTACTCGCTCGCGGTCGCTGTTGACAGCTATCTGTGGACGACTGCCCGCTTCTACGCGGGCGCTTCGTCGGACGCGGGTGCGGTCATTGGTGGTGACGGCACGACCCTGTGGTCGGCTTCTGGCAACGGCAACGGCACGGCTCTCACGGATACGGGTATCCGCCGCATCATCCAGTCGCTCGACGACAACGATGTGCCCGGTGGTGACCGCTTCCTGCTGATCCCGCCGGTTGAAAAGAACCGTCTGTTGGGCAACAGCCGCTTCACGGAGCAGGCGTTCGTTGGTGAGAACGGTGCTGGTAACAGCATCCGCACCGGCCTCGTCGGCAACGTGTACGGTATCCCGGTCTACGTTTCGAGCAACAGCCCGAGCGTGACGCAGGGTTCTGGCACGTTCCGCCTTGTTGCAATGGGCACGAAGGATTCGCTGATCCTTGTGAACCAGATCAAGCCGCGTGTGCAGAGTCAGTACAAGTTGGAGTTCCTCTCCGACGTGCTGGTTGCTGACACGGCCTTCGGTGCTGCTGTGGTTCGTACGGAAGCGACTGCTTCCCTCGATCGTGGTCGTATCGCGTTCGTTCCGGCCTAATGTGGCCGAGTAGCCCTTGCTCTAGGGCTACACCTCCTTGGTTGGGAGTCTTTATAAACCCGTCCCCTGGGTTCTCCGGGGGACGTCTTATGAGGATTCGTATGTCTGATAAACAACGCTCCGTCTCTGCTAGTACCAGTGCGGAGCGTTCTTTTTTGGTGGGATCGTAAATGGCACAGCAAACTCTCCTGCAATTGGTAAACCGGGTTCTTGTGAACTTGCGGGAAAGTTCGGCCGCGACGGTCAGCATTGGGTACCCGCAACTGGTAGCTTCCTTTGTCAACAAGGCAAAAGAGAAAGTAGAAGATGCGTGGGCGTGGCGCTCTTTGACCATCCCTCTTACTTTTACGACAGTTGTGGGGCAGCAGGAGTACGTACTCAGTTCGGGAGCCTCTCCTGCGGTTACTTGTGATCGTGATCCGGATGAGCGGGCGTTTATTGCGCGGAATGTTGACGACGAAGCCCAGGTATTTTGCACTAACCCCCCCGTAGTGGCAAGGCTTAACGAATATTCCTACGAGACGCTTATCGGGGAAAACAGAGAGTCAGCGCCCCTAGTTAACCAGATTCCATACGCATTTGCTTACTCCGTTCCCAGCGGTATCCCCACACTTCGTCTCGCCCGGCCCCCTGACGGGGCCTACGCAATGGAAGTTCGCATGGTAGTCCCGCAGGCGGAACTGTCTTCTGACACCGACCTAACAATAATGCCGCAAGCACCTATCGTGTCTCTAGCAACCTCCATAGCGATGCAGGAGCGTGGGGAGGAGCTTGGCACCAATTCCGACTTGTATATGGCTGCGTACAGTGACGAACTGGCTCGCTATATCAACAACGACAGAGAGCCTGGGTCAGCAAGACTCAAAAACGACTAGTCATGCCTGACCAGCTACTGCTCATACCTATAATTAATCCGGCTATGGCCGGGTTAAATAAGTCGCAGGAGACTTCCTCGACTCTGGGGATACAGTGGGCCATTGAAGCCACCAATTGCTATTTTGATGTGGCCAATAGGCTTGCTGCCAGAAAGGGCTGGTCAGCCACAGCCGCCACGCCTATCACTGCAAGTCCACAAATTGAGCAGGTGTTCGAATTTGTTAAGGCGGATGGAACTACCGCAGTAGTATCGGCAGCGAATAACAAACTCTATTCGGGAACAAGCGCGTATACCGACATTACTGGTGTGCTCACCCCGACCGGCAATTCCTGGCAATTTCAGAATTTCGTTGACGAAGTGGTGGGGTGGCAGGCCGGGCATACGCCCATTTCGTGGAATGGAGCAGGCAACTTTGCGGTTATTGCCCCAGCATCTGGATCTCTCCCTACCGGGAACTCCGCTTGTGCGGCATTCGGTCGCATCTGGGCTGTGGATGCAGATGGCTACACCATCAAGTACTGCGGACTTCTTGATAAAACTAACTGGGGCGGAACAGGCTCTGGTTCCATCAACATGCGATCCATCTGGACGCGAGGTACGGACGCCGTTGTAGGCATCTACGCGGTTGGTGCCAATTTGGTGGTGTTCGGCTCAAGGCACATCATTGTGTTTGCGGATGCCACAGGGTCTACGCTGGGCATGGACCCGG